GTTCTATTTGTTCCATGATTACTCCTAATCGGGCGTGGGCATAAAGGAATAATCATGGAACAAATAGAACCACCTGTTTTGCAAGACTACGACGAGCTTAACAAATAATCATAGCCTTAGAATTGCGCAGAATTGCAGACGATGAGGAAGATATAGAAATCTTATTGCTCCTATGAAAACAGACAAAGAGAAATGGCTAGAGCTTTGGAATCTTTCAGGGGAAGAGGGAGAGCGCCAATGGGCTGCAAAACAAGAAATGCACGCTAGACCTCCAAAGGTTCACCATTTCATACCAGATATTCAGGGCTATAGATCAATGGCGACTGGTGAATATATTAGCTCTAGGTCATCGCACCGGGCGCATTTGAAGCAGCACGGTTTAATTGAACTTGGCAACGAAAAGATAAAACCGCAAACGCCTAAAAAAGACCCAACAATTAAGCGCGATATTATTAATGCAGTAAATAGCATTATTGGATAGTTTATTAACCACTAGGAAAACCCTATGACCGACCTTCGCACAGCCTTAGAATCTGCTTTTGAAGATAAAACGGATGAAGCTCCCCAGACTGAAACTGTAGTCAATACGCCTGAGCCTGTAACTCAGGACAAACCCCTAGAGACAAGCGCCGAGCAACGTGCTAGGGACGAGGCTGGACGATTCGCGGCAAAAGAGACTGCGCCGGTAACTCCACCCGATGAGCCAAAGCCAATCAAGGCCCCCTCAAGCTGGAAGCCTGCCGCGCAGGAAGCCTACCTAAAGGCAGAGCGAGGCGAAGCACTGACTCCCGAAGAAGTGCGGATTCTGACCAATGAGGCAAACCGCCGCGAATCTGACTTTCACCGTGGAGTTGAAGAATTCAAAACCCACGCACAAAAGGCCAAAGCATATGAGGCGGTAATTGCGCCTTATCAGCAAACATTCCAACAATTGGGAGTGGACGCGCCTACCGCTATCGGGGCACTACTCAAGGCTGACCATACTCTTCGATATTCTGACCCAGCGACTAAAGCGCAATATTTTCAGCAACTTGCGCAACAGTACGGGATTAACTTGGAGCAAATCCAAAACCCACCGCAATATGACCCGCAAACTCAGTATTTAATGCAACAATTAAATGAGTTGCGTCAAAATCAGCAACAGTGGCATAATAGTATCCAGCAGCAAGAGCAAGCACGCGCTAGTCAAGAGCTAGAGCAGTTTTCTCAAGCTGGGAACGCACATTTCGATGCTGTGCGGGGTGATATGGCAGATTTACTAGAGACTGGTAAAGCCACATCACTACAAGATGCATATGAGAAGGCTGTTTGGATGAATCCAGACATCAGGCAATCCCTGATTGAACAGCAACGGTTAGATGCTCAGAAAAAAGCAATGGCAGAGGCTCAATCCCTACGCGCAAAAACTGCGGCGGTATCGGTAAAGAGTTCTAGTCCTAGCGCTGGCGGCGTTCAAACCAACGGAAGTGATTTGCGGTCTTTGATTGCAAGTCAATTTGGCTAATTCAATTTAAGGAACCTGAACTATGGCAACATTCGCCAATCTGTCGGATATTATTTCGACAACCATTCAATCTCGCAGCGGAACCCTTGCGGATTCCGTAACCAAAAACAATGCACTGCTTGCCAAGCTAAAAGAGCGCGGCAACGTCAAGCCGTTTAGCGGCGGTAACGTGATTTTGCAGGAACTAATGTACAACGATGCGTCTACCCAGAATGCTTCATCGTACTCCGGTTACGACACTATCGACATTACGCCAAATAGCCCAATCAGCGCTGCTCAATTTGACTTGAAGCAATACGCTGCTGCGGTGTCTATCTCTGGTCTAGAGCAACTGCAAAACGCTGGTAAAGAACAGATCATTGACATGCTTGAAGGCCGCGTTCAAGTGGCTGAGGCTCAGTTGATGAACCAAATCAGCGCTGGCGTGTATTCTGATGGTACTGGCAACTCTGGTAAGGATATTACCGGTTTGGCTGCTGCTATCAGCACATCTCCTAGCTCTGGCACTTATGGTGGCATTAACCGCGCTACATGGAGCTTCTGGCGCAACGTAGCATTTGATGCAACCACAGACGGCGGCGCTGCTGCTACTTCTGCCAACATTCAAAGCTACATGAACCGTGTGGCTGTGCAGTTGGTTCGCGGTACAGATCGCCCCGATATGATTGTGGCTGATAACAACTACTACCGCTTGTTCTTGGAATCGTTGCAAGCTATCCAGCGCGTGACTTCCGAATCTAGCGCTGCGGCTGGCTTTACATCTATCAAGTACATGGGCGCAGGCTTGAACTGCGATGTGTTCTTGGATGGCGGTATTGGTGGTTCTATTCCAATTAACCGCATGTACTTCATTAACAGCAAGTTCTTGTTCTTGCGCCCACATCGTGACCGCAACTTTGTGCCAATCGGTGGCGACCGTCAGTCTGTCAACCAAGACGCCATCGTGCGCTTGATGGGCTGGGCTGGTAACTTGACCTGCTCTGGCGCTCAGTTCCAAGGCGTTTTGGCAGACTAATCAAAGAGGCTTCGGCCTCTTTAACTTAATTTAAGGAAACAATCATGACTTTTGTAGTTACAAACCCAACTCTAGGTTTTCAACCTATCGCATCGACTGATACAACCCAAAATCACCCATTAGGCACTCGCGTACAAGCTCACGACTCTACCTATATGGTGGGTGAGTTTATTTACTTGCATGGCGTGGCCTCTACTGAGGTTGGTTCTTGGGTTAATTTTAACCAAGATGACAACACTACTGCGCTTTTGGCAGCAAATGCAATTGGCCCTGTCGCTGTTGCTATGTCTGCAAACGTGGCTAATCAACACGGCTGGTATCAGATCTACGGTAAAGCCGTAGGTAAAGCACTTGCTGGCTTTGTTGACAATGCAAACGTCTATGCTACCGCTACGGCTGGCAGTGTTGATGATGCTGTAGTAGCCGGTGACCGCGTTAAATCTGCCAAAGGCGCTTCTGCTGTTGGCACGCCTTCTGCTGGCTTGGCAGAATTTGAAATCCAATATCCTTTGATGGATGACGGATTGGCGGCTTAACGCTTAGAATAGGGTAGCCCTTCGGGGCTATCCTCCCATTAACTACCGAAAGATCAGAATGAGTAATCCTCACCTCGAATCGCACGTATTTGTATCAATCTACACTGACGCTGTAGAGCTTAAATCAGAATCCGAAAAAGCAGGCCGTCCTATTTTTAAGGACATTCCGCATATCCGAATCACTATCCCGGGTGACACTAATAACATCATTGAGCGCAAACTAAGCGAACAAGATAAGCAAAAATACCCTCACGCATGGGCAGAATTTCAACGAGGCGAAAGCTCTGGCTTTACTGGTACGCCACTAGAGCAGTGGCCCCAAATCACGCGCTCGCAAGTAAAAGAATCAAAGTATTTTGAGTGCCACACTGTAGAGCAATTGGCTGGATTGACAGACGCACATTGCCAAAAGATGGGCATGGGCTTTCGTGAACTGCGAGAAAAGGCTAAGGCTTATCTAGGAGTCGCAGAATCTACCGCAGCGGCTACGGCGCAAGCACTGGAAAATGATCGCCTACGCCAAGAAATGGCAGAGCTTCGCGCCATGATTGCTGGTAAAAATACAGTAGACGCAGGAATTAAGACACCCGGCAGACCACGTAAAGAGAAAGAGGTGCAAGCATGACAGAACGCCTGCAAACAATCTGCCGTGATATGGTCGTATTCTTTCGGAATAACCCGAAAAAAGATACCATGCCTGTATCAAAAGAAATGTTTGGCGAGTATCTTTCTTGCTTGCAAAAGTCTCAACAAGAGCAGGTAAAATTGAGCGACACTAAGGCGGTTACCTATTTTTATGGTAAACGCTATATAGAAGTGATGAAATGAACCTACTCAGCCTAATACAACAAGTATGCGATGAACTCGCAATTAATCGCCCTACTGTTGTAGTAGGCACGACTGACCCGCAGATACGCCAAATGTCTGCTTTGTTGTATAGGCTTGGTAACGATCTTGTTAAGCAATTTGAATGGCAGCGGCTGAATAAAGAGTACATCTTGCAGACCGTTGCCTATTCGCTTACAGGCACTACTACGCTTGGCTCTAGCGTAATTACAGGCATCAGTGATACATCAGCCTTATCTACACAATTTGGCATTGCTGGCGTAGGTGTAGAGCCTTTTGCGCAGATCGTCACTGTAGACAACGCCACGCAAGTAACAATGAACATGCCTGCCACAGCTTCAGGCACTGTTACTTTGGAGTTTTCACAAGTTCAATACAACCTTCCATCAGACTGGGATAGAGAAATCCCTCAAACCGAATGGGACAGAACTAACCGCTGGCCTTTGATGGGGCCACAGTCTGCGCAAGATTGGCAATCGTTCAAGTCCGGCATTGTTTATGCTGGCCCTCGTGAGCGCTTTAGAATTGTTGGAAACACCTACGCAATTAATCCACCGCCTCCTAATGGGCTAGTGTTTGCAATGGAGTATGTTTCTAAAGCGTGGATTTACTCACCTGTTGGTGTAGCTCTTACTGCTTTTGGTTCGGATAGCGATACATTTATATTTACCGATAGCCTGCTAATTACTGGACTAAAAACTCAGTGGAAACAAGCAAAAGGGCTAGACGCATCATTTGATTTGTCAGAGTTTAGAAGTTTGTTAGAAAGCAATAAATCTCAAGACAAAAGCTATCCAAAACTATCTCTTGCGCCTATTGGTAGCTCCGTGTTGCTCACTACAATGAATTTGCCTGATGGCAATTGGCCAAGCTAAAAATGAACGCATCAGCGACTTCTATTCCAGCGCCAGTAGGCGGTTTGAATGACCGTGACGGCATAGCAGATATGCCGCCTAGCGATGCGGTAATCCTTGAAAATTGGTGGCCTTATCCATCGTATTTGGGCATCCGCAAAGGAAGTTCTGACCACGTTACTGGCATTCCTGCAACAGTGGAAACACTTGTAGAGTATTTGCCTACTAGCGGAGGTTCTACGCTTTTTGCTGCTGCTGGCACATCTTTTTACAATGTAACTACTGCTGGCGCTGTAGGTGCGGCTGTAGTTACAGGGTTATCAAATGCAAGGTGGCAGCACGCACAAATAACTACGCCGGGTGGATCTTTTCTTTACATGGTCAACGGTGTTGATTCGCCAAGGCTTTGGGATGGAGCTACTTGGACAGCAATTACAGGTGCATCAGTACCTGCAATTACAGGCGTTACAACTACATTATTAGTTCACATTCAACTATTTAAAAACCGTCTTTTTTTTGTTGAAAATAACTCAATGCGAGTGTGGTATTTGCCAGTAAATTCTATTGGTGGTGCAGCGTCACAATTGGATTTGGGTTCTATTTTCAGATTGGGCGGTTCAATACAAGCCTGCTACACATGGACTATTGACGCTGGCAGCGGCTCTGACGATCATTTTGTAATACTGTCAACCAATGGAGAGGTGGCTGTATATTCTGGCACTGACCCCTCAAGCGCCGCTGATTGGCGTTTGGTAGGTGTGTTTACACTTGGCAGACCAATAGGCAGGCGCTGCGGCATTAAGTTTGGCGGTGATCTAGCCATTAATTGCATGGAAGGCGTTTTTCCATTGGGTAAAGGTCTATTGTCTGCATCAGTAGATCGGCGTGTTGCTTTAACTGACAAAATACAAAATTCAGTTAGTCAGGCTGCAAACTCATACCCTACTAATTACGGCTGGCAGCTTTGCCAATATCCAGACAACAATATGCTTATATTGAACATTCCTGCTGGCAATAGCATGAATTTTCAATATGCACAAAACACAATTACAGGAGCTTGGACTAAATTAACAGGTTGGAACGCTACAGTTTGGCTAAATTCTGCTAATGGCTTGTATTATGGAGATACAAACTCTGTTAAAAAAGCATGGGTTGGCAACTTAGACAATACCACCCCAATACAAGCGGATGTACTTCCGGCATTTAGTTATTTTGGCAACAAAGCGCGCAATAAATACTTTACGATGGTGCGCCCGTATTTGCAAAGCTCTGGTAATCCGTCAGTATTGTATGGAATAAACACTGACTTTAATGTCAGCGAGCCTCAAGGCACATTAAGCTATACACCCCCTACTGGTATGACTTGGGGGTCTATGGTGTGGGGATTGATGACTTGGGGCGGTAGTTTAACTGCAATTACAGCATGGCAAACAGTTGGCGCAGTTGCTAATTCTGCGGCTGTACGCATGAAAGTCCAAAACAATGGCAATGATGTTAGATTTACAAATATGGACTATTTGTACCAGCAAGGAAACAGCGTACTGTGAAAGTATGGGGCAATGAAGTTACCTTTGATGCTGATTTAATTGGCCCTTGGGTATGTTCAAAAACTGGCGGCACATGGACAAAAGGGCGCGGCACTGCTATTGGCAAATTAAATGAAAATGGCAATTTGGTTGCTGGTGTCTTGTATGAAGATTGGAATGGCGCAAACATTGTAGGGCATATTGCTGGTTTAGATGGATGGGCAAGTAAAGGGTTCTTGGGTTTAATATTTGATTATCCATTTAACCAAATCGGAGCCAAAAGGATTACAGCGCCTGTAAATTCAAACAATGACAAAGCACGGTTGTTATTAGAGAAATTAGGCTTTATAATTGACGCAACACTGGCGCAGGCTATCCCTGATGGTGATTTGCTTCTATATCGGATGTACAAGTCCGAATGCAAATTTTTAGAGGATAGATATTATGGGAAAAAGTAGTTCTCCACCGCCACCGCCAGATTACAGCGCAGCAGCAGAAAAAACTGCAATTGGCAATCTTGAAGCTGCTAAATACACTACTAAGGCCAATCGAGTAAATCAAATCACGCCCTACGGCAATTTGACTTATGAAGAATCGCCTGATGGTCGGTGGACACAAACCCAAACACTTTCACCACAAGCCCAATCCACGCTAGATAAGCAAATGGCTTTGTCAAACCAATATGCAGATACTGCAAGTGTAGGTTTTGACAAGATCAAAGGGCTTTTATCCAATCCAGAATTGGATATGTCACAACTTCCAACTCGCGCTATTGATGTAGGTCAAACTGCACAGCAAGCTATTATGTCGCGTTTACAGCCCAATCTTGCACAGCAAGAGGAAGCATTACGCACACGTTTAGCCAACCAAGGCATTACATTAGGCTCCGATGCTTATGGTAAAGAAATGACAGCCCAAGGCCAGCGCAGTAATGACTTACAGCTACAAGCAGCTTTGCAAGGAATTAACCTAGACCAAGCAAACCGCGCAAGTGCATTGCAAGAGCAGGCATATGTCCAAGATCGGCCGCTAAACCTTGTAAATGCACTTCGATCTGGCGCTCAAGTGCAATCTCCTCAATTTCAAAGTTACGCCATGCAAAATCCGACGCAAGGCGCTGATTATTTGGGCGCAGCGCAAGCAAACTATGGCGCACAGCTAAACAACTACAACGCAAATCAAGCAAGCAACAGCAATATGATGAGCGGCTTGTTTGGTATTGGAGGTGCTGCACTTGGAGGTATGTACGGAATGAGTCCAGAGGCTGCAATGATGGGCGCTCAAATAGGCTCTAGTATAGGTCGCTCGTTTTGAGGTGAAGCATGAACGAATTTGATCTACGTTTACAAAATGCACTAGCAAAGCGTAAAGCTGGGCAAGATGCATTGCAAAGTTTTCAAACGCCACAAGGCCAAATGGTTGGTGGTGTTTATATCAAGCCTTCAATATCTGATTCTTTGATTCAGGGCTTGCGCATGTACTCTGGCAAAAAAGATGCAGAAAGCGCAGATCAAGAAATTAAAGATGTAATGCAACAGCGCACGGAAAGCACAAATAAAGCTCTTGCTGAGTTTTTGCGCAATTCCAAAGGCACACCAGCAAACGCACCGCAAGATGGCGTTGGCCCTGTAATGCCTGCGCAAGCTCCTAATATGGAAGCTGCTTATGGCGCACTAATGCAATCGCCAGACTTGCGCCAAATGGGGCTGCAAGGGGTTATGTCTTTAGCACAAGATCAAGCAAAAAGAACGCAGTCCTCACAAGAGCAACAAAGACTTGTAGGCATTTTGCAGTCAGCACAAAGCCCACAAGAGGCTATTGCTGCTGGCGTGCCTGTTGATGTTGCTAAAAACTATTTTGATAAAAATCTTGGCAAAGAAAAAGGCGTGGTTATCAATGGGCAACTTGTCAATCCAGTGACCGGCGAACCTATTGGTCAGCGTGTTACACCAATGCCAAACATGTCCGAAGATTTGCTAATCCCTGATGGCAAAGGCGGCTTAATTCTTAATCAGCCATTGGTGGATGCTAAGAAGGCCATTGCAGCGGCTGGCCGGTCAACTGCACCTGCTACGCCATTCTTTAGCCCAGTGCAAACTGGCGCTGGGGTTATGGCATTTAACGCACGCACAGGGCGTGTTGAGCCAGTTATGGGGCCGGATGGTAGGCCAATTGTTGGCGCGGCTGTAGACCCAGCATTGCAAGGCGCTATTGCAGGTTCTAAGGCGGTGGCATCTACTGAGGGCAAGCTACGTACCGAAGCGCGTTTAGACGCTCCGAAGGCTATCCAGCAAGGCGAGGATTCAATTCGGCTTGTTGATGAATTGCTAAAGGCTCCCGGTTTTAAACAAGCGGTGGGCGCTAGCCGGTTGCTGCAATTGCAAAGAGTTCCCGGCACTGCCGCAAAAGACTTTGACATTCGCCTTGACCAACTTAAAGGCCAGCAATTCCTGCAAGCGTTTGAATCGCTTAAAGGCGGCGGCGCTATTACCGAAATGGAAGGCAAGAAAGCTACTGACGCAATTGCACGCATGGACGCAGCAGGCAGTGAACAAGAATTTGTTAAGGCCGCTAAAGAGTTCCAAGACGTTATCCGCATGGGTGTTAATCGCGCAAAAAATGCAGCAGGCTCCGCACAGCCAGCGCAACCAAAGCCCCGCATTCGTTTTGATGCTCAAGGAAATATCATCCCATGATCGAAGCCGAACTACCTGATGGCACGGTTTTAGAGTTCCCTGAGGGAACTTCGCCCGAAGTAATTCAGCGGGTTGTAAAGCAGCGTCTAAATGTTGCTCCAGTACAACAACCTTCTTTTGGGCAGCAATTTATGGCAGAGGCCAAAAACAGCTTGCCGGGCCAAGTTGTGCGCGCCATACCTGACATTGTGGCAGGCAGTGTGCGTGGCCCTGGGTCTATTGGTGCTACTTTGCTAACCCCGGTTGACGCTGCGGCGCGTGCAATGGGCATTCAAAATGACTTTATTGGGCGTACTGATCGGCGCGAAGCAATGGATGCGGCATTGCGTGACATGGGCGCTGACACTGATTCGCTGGGCTATCAAGGCAGTAAGCTGGTAACGGAGCTTTTGGGCACTGGCGGCGTTGGTGGGATACTGGCTAAAGGCGCTCAGGCTCTAAAAGCAGCTCCCGCAATCGTGCAGGCTTTGCGGACTGGTGGTTTTAACGCTGGCGGCGTGACAGGAGCTAAGGGGTTGGCTGTGCGCGCAGCTGGTGGTGGCGGTGCTGGATACGGCTCGGCTGCATTGGTTGACCCTGAAAGCGCGGCATTTGGTGGGGCAATTGGCGCTGCATTGCCTGTTGTTGGCCGTGGTGTCGCGGTTGGTTCTCAGGCGGTTGGCCGTGCAATGCGCCCTGCTGATGTAAAAATTGCTGAAAAGTTGGCGCAGGCTACTGGTGCAAAAACAAGCGACATCATTTCTGCGCTCCGTCAACAAGGCCCGCAACTGATTCCGGGCTATCAAAGAACAGCCCCGCAAATTCTGCAAAGCCCAGAATTGAGCCAATTGCAGCGCACGCTAAAAACCGCTGGTGTGAACACATTGGGCGATGCTGAAAGGTTGCAACAATCTCAATTTATTGAGGCATTGAATAGAGTTGCTCCGGTGCAAGCCGATGTTGTAGACGCAGCGCAGCGTGCTGGTGGCGCTATTCAAAATTACGCATTGCCTGCTAAAGATGAGGCTACAATGGCTGTTCGTGGCGCTTTTGATGCGGTTGACCCATTTAACGAAACACAATTGTTTTTACCAATTGATGAGATGCAAGGCGCGGTGTCTAAGTATCTTGGGCCGGGTACGTTTGGCACTGGCTCTAAGGCGGCGCAAGCGGTGAAAACAGCGCAAGGCGTTGGCACTGAGACATTGGAGGCCATAGCTCCAATAAGCCAAAAGGCTGCTGGTAAGTCGCAGTCTTTGGAACAGGCTGTGCGTGCTGCTGGTGGCATTCGTGGTTCTGGTGGCGAATTGCGAGATTTGGGCATTAAACAATCTGGCACTACTGGATTGATTAACAACAAGACAGGCCAGCCGGTTGATCTTCTTGCTGATGAAATGTATCGGCGCGGGTTTCTGCCTGACAATGATCCGGCGACTTTGTTTGATATGTTGCGTAATGGTGCTGGCAGGAATGTTTTTGCTGATGATGTTGCCGATTCTGGCATGCAAAGGGCTTTTGAAAGCGCAATGGGAGATGCTCCGGGTGCAAAGACTATTGCAAAGACTGTGCCTTTTGGGGTTGTTCAAAACCTTCGTTCTTCTATCGGTGAAGCTGCGGAGCAGGCGTCTGCAAAAGGCGCAAATAAAGAAGCTGCGGCATTGCGTGAGATGGTTGCGCAAATTGACTCAAGCGTAAATCGTGCGGCTGGTTCTAGTGTGCGTGCTGGCGAATACTTCCCGCAAGATATTGCAGACCAATACCGCAAAGCGTTGGCAATGCACCAAGAAAAAATGCTGCGTTTTGAAACAGGACCGCAGGCTAGTATGTTCCGCAAAGGCGGCGATGGGCAAGCATCTATACAAGGCGCTGAGATTCCGGGCAAGTTTTACAATGCGGCAATGTCTCAGGCCGATGACATAAAAGCGTTTAAACGATTGATTGGGAATCGTGATGACCTTGCGGCTGAATTAAAGTCTTTTGCAATGACGCAAGGCGCTGGTATGGCTGATGCTCAAGGCACGCTTGGGGACAAGTTTGTTAAATGGGCGCGCTCTCGTTCTGGCGCAAATAAAGAACTATTTAGCCCTAATGAATTGGCAACAATCCGCGAAGTTGGCAGAGCGGTGCAGAATCAAATTCGCACCGAAGGGCTAGGGCGTGTTACTGGTTCTGACACAGCGCAAAAACTAGCGTCTTTGCAAAGCAATGGCATCTTAGATAGTCGCGCTTTAAACATTGCTGCAAACCGCCTACCAATAG